TTCATAATATTTTTGTTTTTAAATTCCTTACAAACCTACAACAAACTTTTTTAATAAAAAAATATATTTTATATTATTTTCTTTATATCTTTGTTGAAACTTAAAAAAGATAAATTATGAATTTAGAAGAAAAAAAATTATCGCTAAAAGAATTTAATGAGTTAGTAACTTTTTGTTTCGGTAACGAGCATAAAAAAGAATTTGTTCAAAAAGAAGAAGTTAATCAGGAAGATTTTGCGAAACTGGAAAAATTAGAGGATTTGGAATATTGGCGTTTAAATGCAGAGTATGATTATGGTAAAGCTCCTATTAGTGTATTAAGATACATCACTGAACTTGAAAAATACAGCAAAACAAATTTATAGCCATGAATAACCTTAAAAACATTTTCACATCATTATTATATATGGGTGTGATTCTAACAATTACAGTACTAATATTAAATTTAAAAGGATGAAATTAGAATTAAAACATTTAGCAGGTTATTTGCCCTACGGGCTGCGAATAGCGAGATTTAACCAAGGCGAAATCTACAAAAAGATTGAATACTTATTAAGAGGAACTAATATAAATGAAGTTGTCCGCTACCATAACCTTAAGCCAATCCTACGCCCGATTTCAGACCTTACAAAAGAAGATTGGAATAGCGTATTTGTAAATTCAGATATTGACAACATATTAAGCATTTATCAATCAGATAAACATTTAGGATGTGTAGAATATTATTTAGTAAATTTATTATTAAGTCATCACTTCGACGTATTCGGACTAATTGAAAAAGGATTGGCAATCGATATAAATACTTTAAAATAAAAATAGCAATGGCAGAAAAAGAAAAATATATCGGAGCGTTTTTAGACGGTTATTTTGCTGATAAAAACATAGATTACGGAATGTGGTATTTCTCGGTATTAAATAATGCGTTAGATTTAGCTAATAAAAAATGGAAGCAATATAAAAAACAAAAAAAATTATAACATGAAAAACAAATCAAATTTTTGCCCTAATAGGATTAAACTAATGCTGGAATATAAAGGTTATCCACGTGTAACGGATACGCAATTATCTATAATGTTAGGTTACGAGATAGCCAATATATCAGTATGGAAAAATAAAAGCCCTGAGTTATTAGATAGGATTAATGAAGTATGTAATCGCTTAGAATGTACATTTAATCAACTAATGCAAATGCCAAACAGACAGTTAGTTTACGAACTTAATATGCATTCTATTAACGCTTCATTTTGGGATAAAAAAAGACCTAAAGTGTTAGTAGAATTGACACGATTTTTTGAAGAAACAGGATTGACATTTGAGGATATTTATAAAAAAAATAGTTAGATTATGAAAGCAAGTGAATTAAGAATAGGGAATTTAATTTACGTAGACAGTAAATTAAGATACGTTTTCGGTACTATTTATAAAACAATACAACACAATTATCATTCGAAAAATTCAACATACTCAGAAAATTATGAAAATGAATGCGAACCAATTCCAATAACCGAAGAATGGTTATTGAAGTTTGATTTTGAAAAAGAGTTAGGATGGGATAATATGGTATATTTCAACAATAACGGAATGCATATTTATTTATGCGAAAACGGAAAAGAGTCGTGGCTTGAATATGAAAAAGATATTGTTTTAAAATCAGTTCACCAACTTCAAAACCTATACTTCGCATTAACCAATGAAGAATTAAATATAAAATAAAAACACTAAACTACATTTTATTTAAAAAAAAGTATTATATTTGTTGAAATTTAAAAATAGAAATTATGGAAACAGAAAAACCAAATAATCCACATGCATTTGCAAATAGTTGGAATGAAGGAATGACTTTAAGAGATTATTTTGCAGCTAAAGTAATTTCTAATGTAGAAATATCTCATATAAGTCAAGGATTTGAAACAGAAATTGCGGTAAGGGCTTATATTTTAGCCGATGCAATGCTAAAACAACGTGAGCTATGAACTTAGACGACTATATCACAGGAACTTACGACCCGTTAAATCCTACCAACATGGAAGATTTGCCACCATTAACAGAATTAGAAGAACAGCAAGAATGGAATCAGGAACTATTAATTAAGATTAAAAGAGCAAAGAAACAATTATCTTATTGTGTTGATTTAGCTGAATTAGGAACGAATGAATTATTGAAAATTAACCTTAGAAAAATTAAATTATGAAAACAGATTGGAGAAAATACCGTAAATCAACACACTTGGCAAGTGCTGATTTAGATGCGATGGAAACGGATAATGTGCCGTTAATTTTTACGATTAAAGAAGTAAGATATGAAACTGGTGTTGATGTATCAGGTACTAAAATGGACGGTATATTTTGCCATTTTATCGAGCCAATTAAGCCACTTAAACTAAACTCAACTAATAATAAGATATTAGCTGGATTTGCAAAGAAAAACGGATTAGTCGGTAAAGAATGTCACGTGATTGAGAATTGGAAAGGAATGAAGATTGAGTTATTTGTTGATAGGAATGTCAAAATGATGGGGTCTTATGTAGATGGTGTAAGAATTAAACCTTTACAGCCAATTGAAAAAGTAAAACCTAATTTTACCGAAGCTAATTTTGAAAGTGCTAAAAAAGCCAATGCAACAATTGAGCAAATAAAAAAGAGTTATAATATCACTAAAGAAATTGAGGACTTATGGAACAAATTATAGAACAACGTTCTGAGGAATGGAGAAAACAAAGACACGGTAAATTTAGCGCATCTGAGATTTATAAATTAATGGGAAAAGCAAGTCTCGGAGAAACTGGAAAATCTTATGCTATTGATAAGGCAATTGAACAACTATACGGCGAAGTTGATGAAAATTTTGTTTCATACGACATGGAACGAGGTACAGAATTAGAACCGTTAGCTTTTGCTAAATTTAAAGAGTTGATGTCTTTGCAATTTATAGAAGTAGAAAATTGTGGCTTTTTTGATCTATTAAATTATGCTGGGGCAAGTCCCGATGGTTTAGTAGGAAACAAAGCGGTTTTAGAAATTAAATGTCCTAAAGCAAGTACTTTCTTTAAATTAGTAGCAACTAATGAAATCGACCAAAAATATTTTTATCAAATGCAAATGCAAATGATGTGTACAGGACGAAATAAAGCCTATTTCTTTAATTATATTATTATAGATGGGTTAGAATATCATCACACAATAGAAGTTGAACGTGATGACGTTATATGCGATAAAATAATAGACAGACTATCACAAGCAATACAAATAAAAGAGGAATATATAAACAAAATTAATAATAACAAACAATTTTAAAACATGGAAACATTAGTATCTCACGAAATCGGAAGAAAGCCAGACGGGACAAAAATAGTTCGTAATTTCTTTTTTAACGACGACAAAACAAATTATTTAGTAAAGGCACAAAGCTACTTTACTAAAGACGAGAAAAAACAAGCTAAATTAAATCACAAAAACAATAATTAAACATGGACGTATCAGGAAAAATTAAGGAAATTCAAAGCGAAGTAGTCAAAGGAACTTTTAAAAGTAAAAACATTATTGTCACAACAGACGAACAATATCCACAACATATTTCAATTCAATTCGTACAGGACAAATGTGATTTATTAAACAACTTTAATGTTGGAGAACCTGTAAAAATCGACATCAATTTAAGAGGTAGAGAATGGACAAACCCACAGGGAGAAACTGTTTATTTCAATACTATTCAAGGATGGAGGATTGCTAAACAAGACGCCTCTCAACAAAGTCAAAGCGCAGTCGATAATTACGATAGCGAGCAAAAAGAAGAACCAAGTGACTTACCTTTCTAATTAATTCACCCACTTATTAACCCACTCTAACCAGTGGGTTTTTTATTTAACAAAACTTTAACACTTATAATGTGTTACGTAATACATAAATGATGTATATTTGTATAGCAAAATAAAACAAATAGAAATGAAACAAACACAAAAAAAAGGCGCGCCGTTTAAATATACAGAGCCAACGGTGCAATTAGGGAGTATTAGAGTTCCTAAAAGTAAAAGAATCGAGATAAGACAATTAGTTTATAATTATTTACAACAATTTAAAAAATAAAGTTATGGAATATTTAAAAACATTTTTACATTTAATTGGATTTGTAATAATATACTTTACAATTGATTATAAAAGAGAAAAAGAAATAACATCTCTTTTAACAAAACAAGGATGGATTATTATGTTTGTTATTATTTTAGCAGCAATATTAATAAAATTATAAAAATTTAAAAAATAAAGTTATGAAAAAGTTTGAGATTACAAGAGAGCAGATATTGACAATTTATAATGCAACATCCGTTAATAATCAAGATGAATTAAAACGATGGTTTCCTGACGCTTTTAAGAAGGAATTAGAAATTGGTAAATGTGCAAAAAGTAAAGAACGTTCAAATTGTTTGGTATTTATTACTGAATTTACAAAATACGGATTTAACGGATATGGGTTTGATAATGAAAATAAATTTTGTAATTTAAAAAATGATGAATGGACAAGCGTGTTATCTTTATGGAGATTAGCAACAGAACAAGAAGTTAAAACCTCTTTAATTAACGAGGCTAAGAAAAGAGGGTTAATAGATGGGAATTATATAAAATCTACAAATGGAGAGCGTGGGTTAGTAAATGATGGGAATTGGATATACGATGAAAATGTAAATAAGTTATATTATGCTGGTTTTATTTTATTCGACAACGGCAAATGGGCAACAATCATCGAAACAATCACAAAAGAAGAAGCTGAAAAATTACAAAAGAAGAAGCTGAAAAATTACTTAATAAAAAGATAATATAATGGAAAAGAAACACGAAACCATTTTTGAAATGGAATACAGGCTTAAGAAAGAAGCTAAGGAAATTGCAAAAAATCACGTAGATGTCAAACCAATTAAATATTTATTGAAATGAAAGCGGGATATACGGTTAATAGTTTAGTTTTTAGAAGTGATAAATGCATAGAGGTTTTTAATTCTTTTGACACTAACGAGGTTTTTAATTTAGGTCATCAAAAAAAAATATTTATATTAAAAGACAAAGACTCAATCGGAGTTTGGAAAATTAAAAATAAAAAATCATGAAAAAATTAGAAAGATTATACGATAGAATTTCCTTTTACTTATGCGGAAATCAAAGAAACTTATTTCGCTATTAATGGAAGGTCATAAACGAGTTGTAGAGATTGCAGAAATGCTAAATCTAAACAGAGACACTATTACATACAGAATCAAAGAATTAGGCATAACAGCGACAAATAAACGATTCTATGATGATTATCAAATAGAATTAATAAATGACTTTGTAAGGAGTCCAAGAACAAAATATATTATTATAGAATCAAAAATGAATAAATTATGAAAAAGTTTACACCTATTGCGATGAAATGCACACAAGAAGATTGGGAATCAATTAAGGATGACTTAAAAGAATTAGAAATATTTAGCGTTCATAATTTTGAAATATATGAATACCTTACAAATTATTTTGGAAGAGATAATAACTGTATTGGTAATATATTTAAGGGACATTTTAGATTGAAAGATTGCGAAGAAGTTTACGAAAAATTCGATGCAAACATATTCTTAAATGCATGCGGAATTGATTATTATGAAGTTGTTAAATCAGAAAAACCAACCCACTACCAAACAGAAAACAACATCGATATTATAGATTTTTGTAAAATGTATAATTTAAATTTTAATCGTGGAAATGTAATAAAATACGTCGCAAGAGCTGGAAAAAAAGATGATGAAATTAAAGACTTGGAAAAAGCCTTAGATTTTATTCAAAGAGAAATTAAATATTTAAAAGAGAAATAATTATGAAATTAAGAGAAAAATTTAAAACAGAATTTAGTATAAACACATCAGGTGAGTCTGGAAGATTTGCGGATAAATGTGAAAAAATATCAGATGAATTT